TACCGTACAGGAATACATGATATTAAGATTGTTGAAACATTAGTTGACATAGATGCGGTTGATGATGTAGACTTGGATGTCAAGGATACTCTTACATTGTTGAGTGAATACATAGATGAGATTGATTTGTCTGTAGATAAAACCGACCTTAAAAAATTAATGCAATCTCTATACATAGAATCATGCGAGGTAGTATAATCTATGTTTATCATTACTCTCAAAGGACACCCACAAGGAATATATTCTGTGTTTGATGCAAAAGACGAACGCATTGTCCCTCTGTTTATGCAGGAAGATGATGCAGATCGTTATGTTATGGCATTAGAAGAAGATGAAGAGAATCCAGAATTAGAAGTGTTAGAAACAGAAGCAGATTTCATTATCAATTCTTGTAAAGCACAAGGTCAGAAGTTTTCTATTATAAGTCCCGATGATCTTATTATACCACCAGACGAAATAACTAAAGGATGATTGTTTTTGAAAAAGTTCGTTGGAAGAACTTCCTATCTACAGGAAATGTTTTTTCAGAGATTGATCTACAGCGTTCCAGAACAAATTTAATTGTAGGACATAATGGATCAGGTAAGTCAACCATCTTAGATGCGTTGACATTTTCTCTCTTTGGAAAACCATTTAGAAAAATTAGTAAGAGTATGTTAGTCAATAGTGTCAATGAAAAAGACACTATGGTAGAGATAGAGTTTAGTATTGGAAAAAATAGTTATAAGGTAATTCGTGGTATCAAACCTAATAAATTTATGGTGTACTGTAATGGTCAACCGTGGGATGAGGATGCCAAGGCAGTAGATCAACAAAAGAATTTAGAACAGAATGTATTGAAGATGAACTTCAAGTCATTCACACAGATTGTGGTGCTAGGATCTAGCACCTTTGTACCTTTCATGCGTTTACCTGGTCAACAACGTAGAGAAATTATTGAAGACATTCTAGACATTCAAGTTTTCTCTGTAATGAATAGTAGATTAAAAGATAAGATCAGAGAAAACAATGAAGAGATTAAAGATTTAGATTATCAATTGCATCTTTTGGAAGAGAAGATAGAACTCCAGAAACAATATATGTTTGAGTTGAAAAAGAAAACAGATGCAGAGATTGATAAAAAGAAAGAAAAAATAAAGGAATACCAACAAGAAGAAGAAAATTCTTTAGGAAATATTCGGGATCTTACAGACCAAGTTACAAATCTCTCAACAGAAATGGAGGAGTATTCCAAGAGTTCTGGTAAATTAAAGAAATTAAATACATTTCTTATTAAGTTAAATCAAAAATTACAGACATGTAAAAAAGAACATGAGTTTTTTGAGGACAATCATGTATGTCCTACATGTACTCAAGATTTATCTGATGAGTTTAGAGCAGACAAGATAGAAGAAGGTAAGAC